TGCTGCAACCCTACCTCGCCGCGTACAAAACCTCTGGCACCGGCGTTGCCACCCTGACGATCGACTATGTGCGCGCGTGGATGAACCGGCAGTAAGCCAGGGGAGCGCGCGGCATGTTGTCAGTCGGCATTACCCTCAATCCGGCGACGATCGCAGCGGGCACGTCGTTGTCCGGCCCGGTGTCGCTCGGCGCGTTGACGCTGGTCGGAATCTCGATGCCGGCAGTCTGGACCACGGCCCCCCTGACGTTTCAGGTCAGCCCGGACGGAAGCGCCTGGCAGGAGCTGTACGACGGCGCAGGCAATGAGGTGACGATCACCGCCGCAGCGGGCCAGTTCATCATTCCGCTGGCCGATCCTTCGTATCTCTGGCGAGGGGTCAACCTGGTCCAGGTGCGCAGCGGAACGGCTGGATCTCCGGTGAACCAGGTCGCCGCTGCCGTCGTGAACATCGTCACCCGATCGGAAATGCTGTGAAGGGGATCGGCAGACGCTGCTTGCTGGTTAAGCGGCCTGGTCCATGCCGATGAGTGACTCCAACGGGATAGACCATGCTTTGTGAAGAGCTTTGATCATTTGGACGGATAATGGGCGCCGCCGGTTGAGGATCTCCGAAGCTCGGCTTTCACTGCCGAGAATGCGTGCAAGGTCCGGCTGTCTGAAGCCATTCTGTTCCATATGAAATCTGATCGCCTCCACCGGATCGGGCGGCAGGATCGGCCAGCGCCGATCCTCATAGGCAGAGATGAGAACGGCAAGGACCTCGAGTTCGTCATGTTCGGTCGTGCCGGGCTGGCTATCCCAAAGCGCTTCGACGCGGGCGACCGCCGCTGCATGGTCCGCCTCGGTGCGGAGGGGGTGGATTGGCATGGGAACCTCCTAGAACTCAGAAACAGTGGCAGCCGACACGCGGTCATATTGCGCATGCGTGCCGATGAACTTGATGAACGCAACCGAAGCCGAGAACTTGAACGCCACGATCAGCCGATAATTGCCGCCACATATGTCGAATACGCATCGTTCGGCGTTGATCGGACTGGCCTTGGAAAACATACTCACTATATCGTGCATGCTGCTCCAGTTCTGTGTCTTGGCCGCGACCAGCCACGCTCGCAACGGCTGTTCGGTTTCCGGGTGACGCCGCCAGTACGCCTCCAGGTTCTTGCGGGCGATCACGTTCATCAAGACATTGTAGAGCTTCCCAATATGGGAAGCAAGCGACAACTTCCCAGTACGGGAAGCCACGCCAGCCACCGGAAAGGCACACCATGATCAAACGCGACGCCTACCTGACACGGGACATGCCGGCACCTATGCGCAAAGGCGGAAAGCCAAACGATGCGAACCACGCTGACGGTGACAGAGGAACCGACCGCGGAACCGGTGTCGATCGAGCAGGTCAAGAGACATTGCCGGATCGACAGCAACGCGGACGACGAACTGCTGACGGGCTACCTGACAGCGGCTCGGGTCATGGCGGAGGGCTACCTTAGCCGCGCGCTGCTGACGCAAACGCTGCTGTGGACCATGCGGCCGTCATCCGAGTTGCCTCGTGATCGTCTCCGGCTGCACGGGACCCTGGAGCTGCCGCGCGCGCCGGTGCAGTCGATCGTGTCGGTGACCACGCTCGATGAATGGGGCAACGCCACGACGATCTCGCCGGCTTCGCTGCCGGTGACGCCGCCAGCGACGATCCTCGGCTATGTCGCCGACCTGACGCTGGAGCCGGCCACGCTGTTCATCGGCCCCGAGACGGTGCTGAGCGGCGGCTTCGCGGCCTGCCGGACCAAACTGCAACACCTGCAAGTCTCGATGGTCGCTGGCTATGGCGACGTAGACGATGTGCCCTCGACGGTGATCCGGGCGATTATGATGACCACGGCATTTCTCTACGAGCACCGCGGTGACTCGCCGGCTGCGATGCCGGACGCGGCAACCTGGTTGCTCGACCGGCAGCGGTTGCAGTTCCTGGGCGGGTGACGTGATGGCTTTGCCAGGACCCGAGCTGGGGCCGGACCCGAACGCGGTCCGGATCGGCTCGCTGCGCTGGCGGGTGGTGATGGCGACCCGCGAGCAGGCGGCGGACCCGGACAGCCCGGGATTCCTGGAAACCATCGCGAAGCGGCAGACCGTGCGGGCCGATGTGCAGCCGATCGGAACGATGACCTTCTATGCGGCGGAACAGGTCAATACCCCGGTCACGCACCGAATCGTCATCCGCTGGCTCGATTGGGTTGACACGACACACGTCATTTTCCGCATCACGAAGCGGCCGGATGAGAGCGAAATGGTCGAGCGGTTCCGAGTGCGGCGCGTGATGCCGATCGACGGCCGCCAGCGGTTCCTGCGGCTCGATTGCGAACTGGAGAAGCGCGTCTGATGGCCCTTCTGCAAATCACGGTGCCGGGCGGCTGGACGATCGTCGCCGGCAAGCAGCAGGTGCGCGCGGTCATGCGCGGTGTCGGTGCCGAGGTGGTGGCGCGCGCTCGCGCCCTGATCCGGGCGGGCAGCAGGAAACATCCATCTGCCCCTGGCGAGCCGCCGCGGAGCGTCTCGGGCAAGCTGGCGCGGTCGATCCGCGCTCGGGTCTGGAAGGATGGCGAAGGAGTCACGATCCGCGCGTCGGAGTTCTATGCCCTGTTCCTGTCGCGTGGCGCGAAGCGCGGCGGCGGTAACACGCACAGCCCGGCGAACTTCGTCCCGTCGAACTTGGCCGGACCTCGCCGCATGAAACGGAGCGCCATCTCGAAGAAACGCATTCTGCTGCCGCGTCCGTTCCTGGAGCCGGCCCTCGACCAGGCCATCACGAATGGCCTGGCTGACAGGGTGCGCGTCGCGGTGATGAGCGGCCTCAAATTTCAGCGGGCAGGACGTAGGTAGCGGGTCAGTTTTATTGTTTGCGATGGGTAGATTCAGGCGGTAGCTGCTGCGTTCATTTCACAGCGGCTGCGGGTGAAAGGCGGACCTCGGAGGTGCAGGTCACCGAATTGTCGAAAGACCTGAGCAGGTCGCCCCCGATGGGAGCGGTCCTTCCGATCGCTCCAACGTGGCATCATCTGGAAGCCAAGTGGCGCCGTCTCTGTCAGTCATATGCCACCGGAGCTTTCCGTCCACGACCGATAACTGGGCGTGCCCGGTGCCACCCCAAGTGCTCTTGAACGCGACTGTGGCCTGCGTCCCTGTTACCGTCCCAACGATTGAAGGGCAGCCTATAAGGTCGCCTTCATCAACGCGATTGCCAAGATGCCCTGTTGCAAAGTGGCAGCCGCACAGGTGGTTGCCGGTTGACCACAACGAGAGCTCGAATACGTCCGAACGCCCCCGGCACTCCGCCGACAGGAGGCAAGGGTAGGTAACACGCCACGTCCCATCGAGGGTGGAGGCGTGCCCCGCAATTGAGACGCACCACAGACATGCCAGCGAGGCCGGTATTCGCCAATTCATCGCGGGAACGTAGCATGCGGGACCGGCTGGGGAAAAAGAAAGATGCGCGCATCAAGGCAGAGGAAACTCCGGGGGCGTGTGGACTCCGCCTCCGTGCGAATACCCAGTGCCGGTCCCCGCGGCCTCTGACACGGAACGACCGCGTCGAGTCGATACCCGACATTCAAACTGACCCTGCCAGGACGCTTCGCTGATGGACATCTTGCGGGTGATAGAACAACTCCGGCGCTACTGCCCGGAGCTGGGCGGGCGCGTCGGCGGCGCGGCCGACTTTGAAACCGGAGTCGAGTCCGTCATCGCGATCACCAATCAGCCCTGTGCCGCAGCGTGATATCTGCTGTCGCTTGGCACGAGGTGGATATCGATGCGGCGATTGATCGCGGCAGCGTAGCGGGCCACCATGTCGAAGGTCGGCATATGCCGGGCATTCTCCAGGCGCGCGACAACGGATTGCGTCGTGCCCATGCGGGCCGCGATGTCGGCCTGGGTCAGACCGGCGGCCTGCCGTGCCTCGATCATCTCGCCGACGACGGCAAAAATAGGTCCAAGCCGATCATACTCGGCCTTGACCTCGGGATCGGTCAGCAACGTCCTCCGAAGCTTCGCGAGGCTGGTCATGGCTTGATCTCCTTTGCTCGTCGTTCTGCCAAAGCCAGAGCTGCCTTGGGTGTCTTTTGGGTCTTCTTCACGAAGGCATGCACCACGACGACCCGGCGACCGATCGCGGTGACGTAAATCGCTCGGCCAATCCCGTCACGCCCGCTGAACCGCATCTCCCAAAGTTTGTCCTGGAGATGTTTGACGTGAGGCTGCCCGATCCGTTCCAACCCGACGGCCTCGATGCGCTCCGCCAGGCGCAGGAAGGCCGCTTGCATATCCTTCGGCATCGCGGCGATCTCGGCATCGACAATCGGCCCCAGGGTTTCGACGGTCCACGTCACCGGGGGGCCGAGACCAATTGGCTTCGCTGGCGGGTTCTGCTCATCGCCCGGCAAATAGCACACTTGCTATATTTTCACCAGCCCCTTTTTGTCCCAGATCCGGCATCGACACGTGGAGCCGGTAGGGCACCGATACAGGCAAAGTTGCACCAACCTGATGGATATCTCGCTGGTGATCGAGCAGCTCCGGCGCTACTGCCCGGAGCTGGGCGGGCGCGTCGGCGGCGCGGCCGACTTTGAAACCGGGGTCGAGTCCGTCATCGCCATCACCGATCCGGTGACCGGCAAGTTCGTCTATCCGGCAGCCGTGGTGATCCCGCTGGAGGATGAGGCCGGCAGCAACGACCTGTTGGACGGCAACCTCCAGATCGTCACCGAGACCATCGGCGTAATTGTCGAGTTCGACGCCTCGGCTGATCGGCGCGGCCAGGCCGGCGTCAGTCCGGTCGAGGCGATGAAGTACGCGCTATTCCGCGCGCTCCTGAGTTGGGTGATCGACCCGGAGCGAGGCGCGCGCGGGCTGTTTTATGCCGGCGGCGAGTTACTGACCTTCGATCGCGCCCGCCTGTTCTGGATGTACCGGATGAGCTTCGAGGCGACGATCACCGACGGTGACGGCTTCGTGCCGCGCGGCGATCCGCTTACGAACGTTACCGAGACAATTCAGCCCGACGATCCGATCAAGCTCGCAACGCCGATCGTCGCCGAGGAAGCAGTCGGCGGGACGGTCGCGGTCTGGGGCGGGTTCGTTTGGGATGATGGAGACGTGTGGGGATGACGCATCTTGCAAACGATCGGGCCGCGAAGCGGACCGATGTGCCGTTTGGCGTCCGCCGCACTCGCGAAGCGAACGTGATGCGTCATTCGTCGAAAGGCGGTTAGCACGATGACGATCGCGACCGGCGACGAAGCACTCGCGGCTGATGTCGCGGCCGTGCAGGCGAATGCGGCCTCCGCTCTCACGGCGGCAGGAACGGCGCTGGCGAATTCGGCCACCGCGCTGTCGAACTCCGTTGCGGCGCAGGCCTCGGCCAGTGCTGCGGCTGCGCTTGCGGCGGTCGCGCTGTCGGTGCCGGCGCTGGACGTGGTGTCGTCGGTGACGTCGACCGATACCGTGCCGATCGGGCAGAGCGGCAGCACCGTTGCGGTAACTCTCCAGACCTTGCTCAACCCGGAGACGATCGACCTGCTGGCGACGGCCAACCCCGCCGCGGACACCGACACCTTCCCGAGCGGTCAGGGCAGCAACGTGCTGCTGCGGCAGACCCTGGCGGGCGTGTGGTCGCTGATCGCGTCGCACCTGCCGGACTATCACCAGCCCGTGGTGGAGTTGACCGCGAACACCAACCTCGACGGATCGACGCACAACAACCGGCTGCTGATCTGTAGCCAGGGAATCACGATCACGCCGACCGGCACGATGGGTAGCGGCTTCGTCTGCGACGTGGTGAACGTGAGCGGGTCGAATGTGACCCTCGGCGCAGGAATCACCACCAGCAACGCGGGAAATGTCCTACCGACCGGCGAATCCGCGCGGATTGTCTCGGCCACCTATAGCGGCGGCACGGTGAACTTCGCGACGCTCTCGGCCGGCAGTGGCGGCGCAGCGCCAGCCACCCCCGGCCAGGTCACCGGGCTTGCCGCGTCCGGCGCCACGTCCTCGACCATGACGCTTTCCTGGTCGGCACCGAGCAGCGGCGGAACGCCCACGGCCTACACGGTGAACTACCAGGTCACCGGCGCCGGTTCGTGGACCTCGGCGACGACCAGCGCGAGCGGATCGCCCTTCACGGTGACCGGGCTTTCGGCCTCGACCTCGTATGAGTTTGAGGTCATTGCGACCAACAGCGGTGGCAGCGGCGCGGCGTCATCGACGGTCACGGCCTCGACGGGTGCGCCCACCGCGGCGCCCGGCGCCCCGACGAACCTTGCGGCGAGCGAGGCAACCAGCAGCACGATGGAGCTGACCTGGGGTGCGCCGGGGAGCGGCGGCACCGTCTCGGGCTACTCGGCCTATTTCAAGCTGCACTCGGGCAGCACTTGGTCGCTGGCGACGGCGGGCCTGGCCGCGAGCGCGACCAGCTACACGGTGACCGGCCTGGCGTCCGGCACGTCCTACGATTTCTATGTGGCGGCGAATTCGGCCGGCAGCGGCAGCACGTCATCGAGCACGGTGACCGCATCAACCACCACGATTGCGGGACCAAACGCGGTGACCGCGCTCGCCGCCGGCACGGTGACCAACTTCACCGTGCCGCTATCGTGGACGGCGCCGGCGATCGACGGTTCGCACGGCGCCGCCGCAACCTACACGATCCAGTATCGCATCAACGGCTCCGCGAACTGGGCGACTGCGGCGAGCGGGATTGCGACCGCCTACTACACGGTGACGGGGCTGATCGCCGGGCTGGAATACCAGTTCAACGTGTTCGGGGTGAACGCGGCTGGCAGCGGTTCCAGCACGACCGCCACGGGCACGCCGGGACCGGCGCTCGGCAGCTTCACGTATTGGGGCACCGGCGGCTACCCGAATGCTCCGGTGACGCACGGCACGACGGGGGCGATCGCCACCTTCACCGTCAGTTCGTCGGTCGCCTCGGCGAGCTTCGGATGGTCGGCAACCCAGGTCGATCCGCCAGCGACGTTTCAGTCGATGACGCTGTACAACGGAAATCCCCTGGTCTACGGCTCCTACTCGGGAAGCATGCCCGCATCGGCCGGCACCTGGTACGGCTGGATGATCTTCTACGACAGCGGCGGCGACGCGGTGTTCGCCGTGATCGCGACGACCGGCCAGACGATGCAGAACGGCGCGGCGATCACGCCAGGCGTCACCGCGACATGAGCGTTTTCCAGAGTAAGCAAGGCGCGTCACAGGGCCTCGGCGCGGGCCAGATATTGTTGGCCGCGCCGCTGACCGGCACCGTCTCGCCATCGCCGCCGCCTCCGGTCACCTCGGCCACGCCGGGGAGTATCACGGGCCTTTCCGGCTGGTGGGACGCCGGCGCCGCCGCCAACATGGTGAACGCTGGCGGAGTGCCGCTGGCGAGCCTGTCAGGCGGCTCTGTGGCCGCCCTGACGGACCTGTCGGGGTCAAGCCGCGCGATGGTGCCCAGCCTGCCCGTGCAGGCCGCGCCGCGCATCAACGCCCTGCTGGGCGGGGCGGGCTTCCCGACCGCGATGCCGGCCGGTGCGGGCCTGGCGCCGCTGCTCGATCCGCGCGTAGGGTTCGCCGTGAACGGACTGTCGATGGGGTCGGGCAGTTCCTGGACCCGGTATCTGGTCTGGACGCGCCCGAACCTGCGCACCGGCACCAGCTATGCCGCCGATCCGGTCGCGTTGCTGACCATCGCCTCGACCGTGGTGCTGGCGCTGGACAGCGTCGTCGCCGGGCGCCTGGTGCTGTTCCCTGGCGCGTCGCAGACCGTCCTGTCGGTCACGATGGAGCGGCGGCACACGCACAACGTCATCCTGCGCTACACGCAAGGGACCGGGGTGGACGCTTGGCTCGATGGCGTGAAGGTGGCGAGCGCCGTCGCGAATCCTCTGCCCAGCAGCGACGCCGGAACGCTCACCTTCCTGTCCGACACCACCTCGACCGGATCGGCGCAATGCTGGTTCAACGAGGCTGCGACCTGGGAGCGGGCGTTGTCATCTGCGGAGGTGACCACGCTGATTACCGCCTCGGCGCGGTGGCAGTGCGGTGTGCGGCGCGGCGTGAATGTCCTGGTGATCGGCCAGAGCAACGCGCTCAACTCGCTTTGCATCGACGGCGCGTGGAACCTCTGTGCACAGGGCCTCGCATGGCACCTGGGCGCGGCCAGCTACGGCGTGATCGGCAACCAAGGTGGCTCGGCCTACACCGTGATCGGCGGCCACGGCATCTACAACGTGCGCCAGCCGCCCGGCACTGGCGGGATTTACATCGCAGGCGAATTCCTGGCGGACCCCGGCGACGGCTCCAACCCGGGCGACTGGAGCCTCGGCACGGACGGCCTCGCGGTCGAGGCGTATCTCGCCGAATGGTCCGCGGCCGACCTGGCGGACATCGCGGCGATCGTGTGGCCGTGGTTCGAGAGCGACAGCACGCGCGAATACAGCGAGGGCGCGTTCTGGCAGGCCGGCGCACAGAATTTCCTCGCCTTGGTTCGCAACATGCTGGGCCGCTCGGCCGCGTCGCTGCCGTTGGGCTGGTGGGACCCGATCGCGTTTTGGACGGACCCCGGCATCCTGATGATCCGCAACGAGATGCCGGCGACGTCATTGCTTTCCGCACAGAACGCAGTTCGCGCGATGCCTCTCACCGCCGACAGCAACCCGCGCGGCGCGACCTGGGACGCGAACACCGGACTGATTACCGCGGCGGGCGACAACAATCACCTGGACGCGACTGACAACCTGCGGCTGGGCCAGGTCTCGGCCGGACCTATCGCGCGGGCGGTCCTGGCATCGAGCGGCGGCGACAGCATCACCGCGATACCGTCCGGCGTGCCGAGCGTGGGACCGCCGATCACGCACGCCTATCGGCAGAGCAACACGGTGATCATCGTCACCGTGGCGCACGATGCCGGCACCGACCTGATCGTGCCGCTGCAAGCGGTGAACGGGGTCGGCTGGGCGGTGATGGACGGCGGCAATGAGGCGAGCCCGGGAACCGTCCGAACCGCGACGGCGTGCGCGCGCGTCGATGCGACGCATCTCCAGGTGACGCTTGGATCCCCGTTGACCTCGGCCAGCTCGGGGTGCCTGCTGTTCTACCCCTACGGCAACACCTAGATTTATCGCGGCAACGCGGTGACGGACAATTCCGCGTCCGTAGAGCGGCCGGCCGGGTGGGACATCGGCGCGGACCTTGGCAGCGGCTGGGATTGGAACCTGCCCGTGCAGGCGACGGACACGCCGATCCAGCTCAGCGATAGCCCGACATAACCGGAGAGCCGCATGACCGAGCATTGCCCCATCGAGGTCACGGTGCGCGAGCGCGTGGCGGTGGCAGAAACGTTGCTGCAAACCGTCGTTCGATCGGTCGAGAAGCTGGTCATCACGGTCGAAACGCTGTCCGAGCGGGTGAACCAGGAGCGGGGTCAAAGCCAGGTCACGTCGAGACTGGACTCTGCCGTGATCGCTGCCGGAGCGGGCCTGGCCGGCGCGCTCATTACGATGTTGATCAATCTACTTTTGCATCACACACCATAGGTATCGGTCGCGGTCTCTTTGGGTGGAGAGCGGACCTTCACCCCCTGAAGCCGCGTCGGAGGTAAAAGTGGGCGGGCCGAACGCGCCCGCGATCGACCTCACCGTCTGCGGCAAGAAACGTGGAGACACACTTTCCGACTCGGCGCGCTAGGAAAGGCAGTTGTCGTACACTTAAAGGCCGCTTTGCTTCAGGAGATGTTCAATATAAGCCCAGCTTTTTGCTCTGGCAAAATTGCCCTTAAGCCAAGAGGCCTGAATGGCCACCATCGTCAGAACCTTATCCGGCGACCAGAGCTCGTCGCTGATGTCACGCAGTTCCCAGACGACCGAACCACTCATGCCAGGGACAGCGGGCGTTTTGACGACATTACCTTCGAGATCCGTCGCATCTGTGTCGTAATGGAAGAACAAGTCGTAGTCTGGATGGACAGGTTGCGCAGCGTTCTGAGGGGCCTGCGGCATCCGCTCGGTGTAGATCGTGTTGAGCGACCCGCCGAGACCTCGCTTTGTCACCTGGACCCTATCGGACGGATAGCCAGAAAGGACGAACCTGCCCTGCGGCGATGCCAACGATGCTTTCGACCGATCGACTATTTTCCAGCTATTGCGCAGCTTGGATACCAAGTCCGTGTCTTTGAGATGCAGCAGCGCAACGTCAATGTCCTGGCCGGGCAGATCCGCCGGCTGAATCACCTCGAAAGTGCCAAATGTGTGGACCACGTCTGTCTGCGCTGGAGCATCGCGATTAGGAATGGGAATAGCCAAACGCGCATGATCGCGGGGTGTCGTCCCGTCTGGAAGAAAAAGGTTATGCCTTGCGGTGGCGAAGACGACGTTTCCGTTGGAGTTGATCAGCGCTCCGGAACCGTACGAATCTAACTGTCCAGACGGGTCATCATAAAGCAAAGGGATGACCGTCTGCGCCATCCACTTCTCTATTGCGCGCAACTTC